TACGTGTGTGAAACTACGCCCCGATTAGGAAAAGGCCCTGACGGTTAGACCCGGACTCAACATCTTGCTCTCGACGGATTACTCCTGTCCAAAATGAACCGCACATAGGGACTTGCACTCCACTGAGCAACGGCTGGCCGGATGATCCCCAAGAAAACTCAAGCTTCCACTCAGTGATTTACGCTTTCTTGGCTACGCCCCGATTAGGCAAAGGTGTGGACGGTTAGCCCCACACTCAACGTCCGGTACTCGACGGGTTTCCCCTGCTTAAAGTGCAAAATCCATGGCCTCCCTAGGGATTTAATCGGCGACAAGAGTTTTCACTCAAGTCCCTGAGAGTCCAACCACCCACCATAGTCTGAACGGTGTGGGGACGTGATTTCGAAGTAATCGCCGGATCAGATGGGGTCTGTGGGTCCTCGGACTAATACAACCATGAAGTTGGCTCCGACCCTTTCACCAGCAAACCCAGAGGTCCTGACACGAAAACCCAACAGCCCGCCACACAACCACAAACACAAAGGTTCACCTCCCGATGCGAACTCACCAATCCCAACCCCAAACCTCCCAGGGTTCACGAGAAGTCGCCGGGCGCGCAGTACCAGAAGTAACCAATTTCCAGTCGCGCCCCAACAACCCCTCGTAAAGTAACTGTTCATCAGGCTCCACACCAAAAGCCCGACAAAAACTTGCCCTGGCAAGGTCCGAGACGGGACCAGGTGCCCCAGTTTGACCCCCCTCAGGAACGCCCAAGCACGAATAATCGCGGTGCGGATCCCATCGCACCGGCTTTCCAGTTTCCGTGCGTGCCCTGATGGATTCGGCCCAAGTCGAGAGAATCGGCACCCCACGTGCAAGCCACGCCTCGCAACGAGCAACTCCTAAGAGCCACTCAGCGACAAAGGAAGGTTCTTGAAGATGAGCATGACTGGAGGATCCATGACTAATCACTTTCCTCCAGTCCCTCACCATTCTCCACACTCCAGGCTCAAGCTGCACCGGGGCCGACTGACCAAACCGGACACCTTCGGGGTAATCCACCTCGCGTGTGAGGACCATCTCATGTCCCGATATACGTTCTACCACAGGAGCAAAGTTTGGAACCACCCGACCGATGGAGGACCGCGGAATGAAGATTAAAGCATTGTCACCATCGACGAGCGAATCATAGGTACGGCAACCTAAAACGGACATCGCACCGTCGACGACAGCCAACATGCAGATGGAGTTACCCATCCCAGTGTTGTAATCCCCAGACGCCCTACCACCCGGCCGCGAAAACTTCACCCCACAGGAAGTGACACCCGTATTTCGCAGTTGCTTGTTTAATGCCAACTTAAGATCCCTGTCACCGGGATAAGCCGTGGTATAAACATTGTGCTCTTGAAGCAACTGCCACACATCGACATGGGCCTCGAAGGCCTTCCCATCCACCTCGAACACCACGCAATCTGGAATGCTCCTCATCTTTCGGAGGATCAGATTCGCGCGTTCCTCAGGGTTCAAACCTTTGGCACAAACCCGGCACCGAGCCACACCAGAAGAACCAACCGACTTCAAGTTCCCCCAAAGCCAGTGTTCGAATGGTTTCAGCCAAGAGGCCAGATGGAGGTTGTACCTAGGTGACCTTGGAAAAATCATCCTAGGCTTCGAGAGACCATCCAACTTGCATTTCTCAGCCTTCAGAAAGCACCTCAACAAGTAGTCCGACGAACGCAACGGACCATCTTGCATCATTGATCTTTCTGCCTCTAGGTAGCGACGGCGGAGAACACCCGTATAAGATTCCGCCGTTGTCCGGTAGTCCCATCTTGATGCGCCATATCGAGAAGCAACTCGTCGGATACGCCGAAACGCATCCAGAACAGGTCCTCGGCAACTCTCAGCCGCATAGGGTGTGGGACCGAGAGACCGTTTCAAAAGGGCCACGGTCTCGTTTTGCCAACTGACAGCATGGACACGGGGAACCCAAACCCCAGGCAAAGAAGGTGTCCATGCAGTTCGCATCCGCCTCGTGGACCGCTCAGGAGGCCTGGCACGACGAGTAGACAGCGAAGCGTCACTACGCATGTCCAAGCAAGGGACATTAACGTAGCTCCACCCATCCACGACGTCCAAGCGCCCCTAAACGTCCACTTTCCCAATCAAACCACGCATGGCTAGACACTGAGAAGCCGAAACCTCCCAGGCAGTTTCCAAGCTAGCCAGGCACACAGAATCCGCC